CAACAGTTGGGCTGCAGCCCTTGACTGGTGGATTATAATGAAGTAGGGAGCAACGGGTCTTCGTGCAATCAAGAACTGGCACATAAAGAGAGATACCGCTCATCTGTCTGAGTTTAAACCCAGCGGACAAAAACGTAGTCTCACAAAAAGGCCGGCTCGTGGAACACGGAGAGTGATACTCCATACCAATCTGACTACAAACGCGAATAATGTTATCGACGCTGAAGAACCAATCACACTCGTCAGAGACTGTGTAATTGAGATCGTCGCCAACGATACACACCTCAACATGTTCGCGGAAAGATTCAAAGTTTTGGTACTTCGGGGGAGCTAAAATCATCCAGAGCATAGCTAGGTCCATGTAACTTTTGAAACTATTATCAGGGGTTGTGTTTCAATGCCCACTGGGACCACCAGTGGGCCGCCAATAGACAACGCCATTGACGTGGACAAGATAACCACTTTTAATAGAATCATAAAGATTGCGGAAACGAAGCTCATTCTCAGGAGACCGAAACTCGCGACGAAGGCACTCGAAACGGAAGCGGCAGATCTGATCAAAAGCTGCATTGTAAAATCTACCATCAAACTTCTTGCCATCAAGCTCGTACGCGTTCGGATGACGGGACATTCTCCGGCAGAGACGGTCCCAACCACCACGAAACGGGTCGATACCTAAGACAATAGGGGATCGGTAGAAGTTATCAATGAGCTTATTGTTCTGATCCAAACACAAACGCTGAGTGCTGACTGTGTGACAGGCGTCCATCGCAATGATGGTCCGTGGCTCGTCACTAAGCACTTTCTCGTGAGAACGAATTTCGACTTTGACACTACTAGCTGCGAAAGAAACCACAGGACTAGAGGTGCCAAGTCGAGACCAATACTCATCGACAAATGCACCATGTTCACCGTCAAGAAAATCCTTCTTAGTACGGTAAATAAGGTGCCACGGATAACCGGGGGAGGTGTCGTCAACCATGTACTCACGAATAGCATCATAAGGACAAACAGTTGATGACGAAATGAGAGGGTAAAAAGTGCGGCGCAACCAACGACCGGCTTCATCAATCAAACAAACATCAGGAACAAAATCAGGCCTATCATACCTAAGAATCGCGTTAGTAGCACCACGCAAATTGTTGTGTGTGACAAGGTAAGAATCGAAGTCGGTAGTGAAATGATGAGTCCGACAGTAGTCAAGAACATCGTCGCTATCCCAGTGAGGCTCTTTCGACTTATAAGGCCTAAAGAGACGCACTAGGGGCGGCATGTACTCAAAAACGTCGTCGCTGGGAAAGGTAGGATGGGACTTGCAAATCAGGAGATCTCTAAATTTTTCGGGAAAGTCTCGGCAAGCAGTAATTACTGCCGACGAGACGTCACTCCTAAAAAACTCAAAGCTCCGTCTTGGTTGTCAAAAGCACGGCCTTCCTCAAGCTCCCCATCAACAGAGGAGGAGCTAGAGGTTTCGACATCAGATGACTCCGCGAAGTAAAAATCTGCCTTACCGTATTTCTTAGAAAGACGTTCGACAGCTTGTTCGCGAGACTCACCTTTACGAGGACGCACAACAACATGAAACCCATCACTACGAGCCTGAGGTTTGGTAGATGTCTGAGGAGGTTTTGACGGTTTGGACGCAGCATCAGACTTAGCCTCAGCCGCAGCGGTAGCTTGCTTAGCCAGCTTTTTCTTAGGAGCTTGAACCTTAAGACACGCAATGGTATCAGAAGATACTCCATAG